CTCGCCAATACACCCACCACTGGGTTCGGCAGCGTTAACACGCTCTCGCTCTACCTCAATGGCGTGCTGCTCGAAGCTGGTTCGGGCAACGATTACACGCTCTCGGGCAGCACGATCACGGCTCTTTTGATCCCGCAAACCGGCGACAAGTTGCGCGCTTACTACATGAAGTGAGGTTGAGTTCGAATGGCACAGATTGATACCCGACATGAGGCGCTGCTCCGCTTGGTGCAGCGTCTCCAGAAGGAATACGGCGAGACTTCGATAGCGAATTTCGCTCTCGATGAGCAGCTCAACCAGGCCGAGGCTCATATTCAGCATCTTCATGCGCTGGACGAAGAGAAGAACTCGACGATTACTGCCCTGTTCGCTCGCATCAAGCAGGCCGACGAAGACAACGAATCCCTGCGCAAGCAGCTCGATCCCAAGCGGGGTGATCGCTTCGCTGGCCCTCGCAAGAAAGCAGCTGTTCGTGGCGCAGACCAAGATCAATCCGTCTGATCAGATCCCGAGCGGATCTCTCACTCGGGCGATGCTGAATACGACTAACGCCGGGTCTGCGGTCATCGCTAAGGTGATCGCAGGCTGGGGTGTTGGGCTGACTTCGACGGGAGCCGATAGTGGCACAGGCGATGTCACTCTCGGTCTGACCGGAGATGGCCTGGGTTCTCGGAACCATCTCCGAAATCCGACTTTCGTCATCAATCAGCGGGCTGTTTCCGGCACAGTTACACTTGCCGCAGGTGTCTATGGCCATGATGGCGTAAAAGCAGGCGCTTCAGGCTGCACTTATACGTTTTCGGCCTCTGGCCTCGACACGACGCTGACGATTACGGCAGGTTCGCTGATTCTGCCCATCGAGTCGGTGTTTATCGAAGGTGGGTCTTACACACTCTCGCAAGCGGGCACGGCTCATGCCCGTGTCTGGCAGGGCACTGGCACTACCGGCACAGGCTCCTATGTCGCTGCGCCTTTCACGGTCACAGGGCTCACCGTCAACACTCAAACGAACGTCGAGTTCACGACTGGAACTGTTCTACAACCGCAGTTCGAGGCTGGCTCTACGGCTACGAACTTCGAGCGTCGGATCATCACCGATGAATGGTCGCTCGCGCTGCGATACTATCTGTCGACCTATGCCGCAGGCGTGAAGCCCGGCACGGCTGGCGCTTCGCCCGCTTTTGCGGTCTTTGCTCAGACTGCAATCAGCTATCTTGTTGTGTTCTCGGGGTTCTTTCCAATGCCGATGCACGCAAATCCGACCATTGTTATCTATTCGCCCAACAGCGGAGCTTCCGGGAATGTCTATGCAAACAATGCCGGCTCCGACCAGGCTGCTTATGTCTCTGGTTCCTCACGTTTTGGTCTCACGGTAAGTTTAAACGGTTCCAGCCTCACGGGTGGTTTCCAGATAAACTTCACCGCCAGTTCGGATATCTAAAGTGTCTTATACCCTAATGGCCAACTCAACGTCTGTTCGACGCGACTCCGACAATGCAATGATCCCCAATGATCCGGCCAATATCGACTGGGTGGCATATCAGACCTGGCTGGGGGCGGGAAATACACCCTCGCTAGCACCTTCAGCACCTGAACAAGTTCCGTCTTGTCAGCTTTGGCAATTGCAAGCTGTGTTGACTGCGGCGCAATGGGTTCTAGTGCAGAATGCGGTCGCAACGCTGAACAATCCTGCCGTCAGCGCCTTCTTTGCCCATGGTACGAACGTCATCCCGGCCAATTCGACAACGCTCGGGTCACTGGCGACAGCAATCGGCATCGATCCCTCGACACTGCCTACCTTGATCGCAGAAGCTGCTGCTATTGCTATCCCTTAAAGTAAACTCTAAGTAGGAGGAAGCAACAATAGCTTCCTCCTAGTTGTATATAATGTCTATAATAGACTACTGCATGTACACTGAGCCAGGTATAAGCCAATTGGCGCTCAGAGAAGGTACTGCACGATGTCTGAAGACACTTGGACCCTCGGAGTCCTTTCCCCTCCGGCAAGCGATTTGGTCGTTGTTCCGAGCGATATTTCGCTCATTGAAGCGATTGCGGGGGTCGACTCGGCAGGCATCACTGTCGTCAACGTAAATCAGCTGCTTGGAGCACCCATTGGCCCGGCCAATGCTGTTCCGATGTATGACGCCTATTTGTCGCCTGTGACGACGGCTTGGACGAGCGCCACGGCCCTGAATACGGCCTTTGTGGTCAATACTTCGGGCTACGACACGGTGATCTTCACGGCTGTCGGCGGTGCGACCGTTACAGGCGGCGCCATCACTTTTGAGGTTTATGACGGCGCGAACTGGCTGCCCCTGAAGGCGGCTCGAACCGACTCGTATCTTACGGACTCGGTGTTCACCCTCTCGGCGAACTTCTCGAAAGCCTGGCAGCTCTCGGTTGCTGGCTTCCCTCAGGCCCGAGCCCGTCTGTCTACGGCTCTCACCGGAGCTGGAAGTCTTGGGTTGACGATGGCTGTTTCGTCGGCTCCGGACACTTCGCTTGTGACCGTGGGTTTCGACCCGTCTTCTCCTTTGCCGGCTGGCACGAATGCTCTCGGCACTGTGATCGCTGAGTTGAGCGCTCCTCAAGCTACCGCGGATCAAGCTTCGGCTGCGATCACGGCGACCACCACGAGCGCGGCAGTCACGCCCACCTTCGGCGCCGAATATGAAGTCAACCAGGTCGTCACCGCTGTGACCGGCACTTCTCCGACGATGGATGTTGTTGTCGAAGAGTCCGAAGACGGCACGAACTGGTTTGACGTCTACCACTTCTCCCGAATCACGGCGGCTGGCGCTTATCGTTCGCCGAAGCTGATCATGAAGGGGACTCGACTTCGTGTTGTCGAGACGATCGGCGGCACCACGCCCTCGTTTACCCGGTCCAGGAACCGTCTTCAGGGCTCCTCGGGGATGGCTCAGTTCACTCGACGTATCTTCGATCGAGCGATCTCGCTCACCACGCTCTCGGCGACGACCACCACCACTTCCGGCAATGCCCTGAATGTTCAGGACTGCCGCAATCTCTCGCTGACCATCAACATTGGCGCTGCGACGACTGCTCCGGCTTTGCAGCTCCAGGCTTCAGAGGATGGTGGCGCTTCCTGGTTCCTCATTGGTTCGCCTTTGCTCGCAGTCGCCTCGTCCACCGTCTCCATGACGCTCACCAACGTGAATTACGAGCTGGTCCGAGCCATCGTCACCACGGCTGGAGCTACCGTCACTCCCGGTTACGTCGCCATCAAGGGCTTCTGAAATGGCTGATCTCGCCACGATTCTGCCGGTCACCCTCGCTTTTGAGGGTGGCTGGGCCGACAACCCGAAAGATCCGGGTGGAGCGACGATGAAGGGGATCACCTTCGCGACGTTCAAGCAGTTCTTCCCCGGAAGGACGGTCACCCAGCTTCGCGACATCTCGGATGCAGACGTTCAGCACATCTACGATGTCGGGTACTTCACGCCCATTTCAGGCTCTACGCTCACGCAAGGCGTGAGCATGGTGGCGTTTGACTACGGCGTCAATTCGGGCGTCAGTCGAGCCAAGAATGTCCTTGCCAGCACGAGCGCTCTCTCGGGAGTTCCTCGGGTCACGGCGATTTCGAACGCTCGCCTCTCGTTTCTGCACGCTCTCAGCACCTGGAAGTATTTCGGCACTGACTGGGGTCGAAGGGTCGGTGAAGCTGAAGCCCAAGGCATCAAGTGGGAGACGATCTCTCCTGCGGCTGCTTCGGTCACGATGAAGGCGTCTGCCACCACGGTTCGCAAGACTGCAACTGCCCATACGACTGTTGCGGTGGCTTCCACGGCCACGGTGCCCACGAGTTTCGCTGTTCCCACTCAGATTTCAACGACCACCGAGCTGATCATCTTCGGTGTCGTCATCGCTGTGGCGGCTGTCTTCGGGATCCTCGCTTTCCACAATTCCCAACGTGCCTCTGCTCTGGAGAAGGCTTCATGAACGTCGCTCTCGATGACCTGAAGCCCATCGTCGATCTGCTGCTCACCAATGGTGTGCCGCTGCTGGCGAATATGCTCCTCCCCGGTGTTGGCGGCACGGTCGCAGCTGCTGTGATGCCCTCCTTGGTTCAAGCCTTTGGCCTGACCCCGGAAGCTTCAGTGTCTGATTTGGCGACAGCCATCCAGGCTGACCCGAATGCCGCCGCCAAACTGGCTGTGCTTCAGGAACGGCACGCTTCGCAGTTGGATTTCTCCAAGTCTGCGGTCGACGCCAACGAGGAAGCGATCAAGCTGGAGCCCTCGTTCTGGGGCCGGCTTTTCGTCGGTGGATGGCGGCCTGCTATGGGCTGGGTCGGCGTCTGGGCGGTCATCTATCAGATCGTCGCCTCGGCAACGAAGCTTCCCCTGATGCCGATCGAGATGTTCGGCACGGTGTTGGGTCTCTGGACTGGCTTGGCCGGTATCAGGGCGGTCGAGGCTGTCAAGGGTGTGGCTCGTAGCTCTCTCAGCGTGGTTCACGAGAATGCAATTGCCGCTGCTTTCGCCAAAAAGGTGAAATGAAGATGGCGGTTGAGGCTGCGGGAGCAGACATCCCCAATTGGATCGTTGCTCTCGGAGTTGGCCTGGGATCAGCGATCATCAGTGGCTTCTCAGGCTTCCTTGTTGGCCTCGTCAATCGTGGTCCAGCCATGCAGTTGGCCATCAATGCAGCTTTCGAGCCGCTTCTGGAGGGCTACAAGGCGAGGGTTTCTGAACTCATCGCCGAGATACACACCCTCCGATATGAGGTGAAAGAGCTCCAAGAGGCGCTGACCACAGCCAAGCAGGAACTCCACCTGGCTCGAACCAACGATACCCCGACTGGATTCGGCGTCTAAGGGACTCAAAATGGATACCGGTGATGCAAACCAGGATACCCAGTTCCAGCTTGCTGAGGACGTGGACACCAAGCTCACGAAATGGATAAACGAGCCGACTGTCGAGATCCTGAAGCGTGATCTGGAGTCGACTCGTAGTGCTCACGACGAGCACGTTGCCAAAGTCGACACTTGGACGGGTCTCTTGCATGGTCGGCATCATGGGGAGAAGCGTAATGGCCCCTATGAAGGCGAGAGTGAAGGTCGCCGAGAGAAAGCCCCCAAGGGGCGCTCCAAAGTCCAGCCGAAGCTCATTCGACGTCAAGCCGAGTGGCGCTATGCTGCGCTGAGTGAGCCTTTCCTTGGTTCGAACAAGCTCTTCAAGGTGGATCCTTGCACCTATGAAGACGCTGCTGCGGCCACTCAGAACGAACTCGTGCTGAATTGGCAGTTCCGAACCAAACTCAATCGCGTCAAGTTCGTTGATGACTACGTTCGATCGACGGTCGATGAGGGTACGTGCATCGTTCGAGTGGGCTGGAGGCGGCAGACTGTCCATATAAAGAAGACTGTGCCGGTCTGGGATCACTATGAAATCGACAATGAGCAAGATGCTCAGACCCTGAAGCAGGCTCTTGACCTCAAGCAGGAGAATCCGAGGGCCTACGAAGATCAGGTCCATCCGGCTGTGAAAGCCGCTGTCGATCTTCACGAGGAGACCGGGACAGCCACCAAGGCCGTGCAGAATGGGACTGAGGAAGTCCCCCACGAAAAAGTCCTTCAGAACTTTCCGACTGTCGAAGTCCTCGATCCGCGGAACGTTTTCATCGATCCCTCGTGCAATGGAGACATCTCCAAGGCGCTCTTCTGCGTGATCACGTTCGAGACCTCGAAGTCTGAGCTTCTCAAAGAACCCAAGAAATACAAGAACCTCGACAAGGTGAACTGGTCGTCCAACGCCCCGGTCAGCGAGCCCAATCACAGGACCCAGACCCCCAGTGAGTCGATGATGCTCGACACGATGCGCCGCAAGGTCGTCGCCTATGAGTATTGGGGCCTCTACGACATGAACAAAGACGGCGTTCTTGTGCCGTTTGTCGCTACCTGGATCGGATCCACTCTGGTCCGGATGGAGCCCAATCCCTATCCGGATGAGGGTCTCCCGATCGTTTTGGTCCCCTATATGCCGGTGAAGCGTCACCTCTACGGTGAACCTGATGCGGCCCTGCTCGAGGACAATCAGGCGATCCTGGGTGCTGTGATGCGAGGCATGATCGACTTGCTCGGTCGCTCCGCCAATGGCCAGCAGGGCATTGCCAAGGGAATGCTCGATCCTCTGAACCGTCGTCGCTACGAGAACGGGCAGGACTACGAGTTCAACCCGAATATGTCGCCGGCGAACGGCATTATCGAGCACAAGTACCCGGAATTGCCGCAGTCGGCTCTGTCCATGACGGCCATGGTGAACCAGGAAGCGGAAGCCCTCACAGGTGTGAAGAGCTTCTCCGGTGGCATCTCTGGTTCGGCCTACGGCTCTGTCGCCGCCAATGCCAAGTCTGCACTCGATGCAGCTGCTCTCCGTGAGATGGCGATTCTTCGTCGTTTGGCGAAGGGCATGGTCGACATTGGCACCAAGATCATTGGCATGAATGCCGTGTTCTTGTCCGACAAAGAGACGGTCATGGTCACGAACGAGAAGTTCGTCGAGATCAGCCGTGAAGACCTCAAGGGCAACTTCGATCTCGATGTGGACATTTCCACGGCTGAAGTCGACGACGCCAAAGGCCAGGATCTGAGCTTCATGCTCCAGACTTGTGGCCCTGCGGCTGGCCCTGAGATCACGATGATGATCCTGGCCGAGATCGCCGAACTGAAGCGTATGCCCGTCTTGGCTCAAAAGCTCCGCAACTTCAAACCGAGCCCTCCGCCTCCGCCTTCCCCGGAACAGCAGCAGATCACGCAACTCCAATTGCAGGCTGCCCAGCTCGCGGTTCAGAAACTTCAGGCCGAGATCGAACTGATCCAGTCCAAGGCAGGCATGGAAGACGCTCGCAAGGACAAGACCAATCTCGATTACGTCGAGCAAGAAACGGGCACGGCCCATGCTCGCGATATGGAGCTTCAGCAGGCTAATGCCCTAAGTCAGCAGCAGTTGGCTTCCACAAATGCAGAAGGTCAGCGGCATTTGGCGGTGACGAAGGCGCTCACTACTCCAACAAAGGAAGGAGAGAGCAAGCCTGATATTCATGCCGCCGTAGGTTATAATCATCTCGCGAAGACTACTACGCTGTAAGTTATGCTTTGACTTGGTTCGAAAATGTTTTAACAGTGCCCAAGTCAAGTCGAACTAAGTCAACTTTCCCTCAAGGACCACTCAGATATGTCTGAAGTCGCTCAACTCGAGAACCAGCTCGAATTCAACAAGCACTTGCTCGAACAGAAGACCCGTGCGGAGCGTCTTGCTCGCAACATGGACTTCCGGAAGATCATCCTCGAAGGTTTCTGCCGTGACGATGCTGCTCGTTACGTTCAGGAGAGCGCTGATCCGTCCCTGAGTGCTGAGAATCGTGCCGATGCGCTCAATATGGCCCAGGCTTCTGGCCATCTGAAGCGCTACCTGAGCTTGCAGATCCAGATGGGCGGCATGGCCGATCGGAATATCGCCGACATCGAAGAGGCTCTCGTCGAGGCTCGTGCCTCCGAGGTCGAAGGCTCGGAAGGCGTCGAAGTCTGATGTCCGCTTCCGACCTTCTCAATATGTCCGATGAGGACTTTCTGAAAAACCCTCCCAAGTCGGAGGTTGTTGACCCTGTTGAGAAGGTCGATGCCGCAGTGGTTGCGCCACTGACGGAGGCGGCTGAACCGGTTGTCACCACCCAAGCTGAGCCGGTTCAGCCGCCTAAAGGCAAAGACGACAAGGTCATTGTCCCTCCCGCGAAGGACAAGCCGACCGGGGTCGTCGAACCTGTTTCCGAAACCGTCGTTGAGACCAAACCCAAGCCGAAAGTCGTCAAGGCGAAGACCGCCGATGACGACGAGTCCGGCGAAGATGGAACCAACGGGGGTGAGGACGAAGGCGAGACGGTCGACGGCAAAGAAGAAGCCGCTGGCGGTCCCGACTACGAGGCGCTCTACAAGCAGGTCATGCTGCCTTTCAAGGCGAATGGCCGCACCATCGAGCTCAAGACGCCGGATGAGGCGATCCAGCTCATGCAGATGGGCGCCAACTACACGAAGAAGATGCAGGAGCTGGTTCCGCACCGCAAAGTGCTGGCCATGCTCCAGAACAATGGGCTGATGGACGAGGGCAAGCTTACTTATCTGATTGATTTGGATAAGAAAAACCCCGAAGCGATCAAGAAGCTCATCAAGGAAGCCGGCCTCGACCCCCAGGAGATCGATACCTCCGTCGAGCCGGCCTATCGTGAAGGCAATCACCGAGTCAGTGATGATGAAGTCGCTTTCCACTCGGCTCTGGAGGACATGAAGTCCACTCCGGATCGTGTGGGAACTCTCAAGGTCATCAACGATAATTGGGATCAGGCCAGTAAGGACGCTCTCTGGAAGTCGCCCGACATTATGTCGATCATCCACGGCCAGCGCGAGACCGGTGTCTACGACCGAATCGCTGCTGAGGTGCATCGTCGCCAGACTCTCGGATCCATTCCGACAAGTGTTCCTTTTCTCCAAGCCTACAAGGTTGTGGGAGATCAGATGACGGCGGCGGACGCCTTCAAGGATCTGATTTCCAAGCCTGTTCCCCCGGCCAAAACCCCAGTTGTGGTGGCCACTCGTGTCGCGGCTCCCAAGCCTGCGTTGACGAATGGCGCCCGAGCTGCGGCTGCGTCCACCACCCGACAGGCCCCTGCTGCTTCTGCGAAGGTCGCCTCGAACCCGCTCGCTATGAGCGACGAGGACTTTCTGAAGCAAATGGCTGGCCGTGTCTGACCTTTGAAAGCGCTCTAAGTCATGTTGAACTATATCCCCAGCCTCGCGGATGGCGGCGTCATCGACTCCGGCAACACGCCCAATCAGTTGCAGCCCTGGTTCTACCTCAAGAAGGCGATCATCACCGCCCGAAAGGACCAGTATTTCATGCCGTTGGCCAACACGGTCAACATGCCGAAGCACTTCGGCAAGACCATCAAGGTCTACAACTACGTTCCCCTGCTCGACGACCGCAACGTCAACAACCAGGGCCTCGACGCGAACGGCTCTACCATCGCCAACGGCAATCTCTATGGCTCTTCGCGAGACGTCGGCACGATCAACACGAAGCTCCCGGCGCTGACCGAAGATGGCGGCCGAGTGAACCGAGTCGGCTTCACCCGTCTGTCGGTCCAGGGCTCCCTGTTCAAGTTCGGTTTCTTCACCGAGTTCACCCAGGAATCGCTCGACTTCGACACCGACGAAGAGCTGATGGACCACCTGGCGACCGAACTGATGAACGGCGCCGTCCAGTTGACGGAAGCGGTGCTTCAGCGTGACTTGCTCGCTTCGGCGGGCGTGATCCTCTTCGCTGGTTCGGCTGTGTCGCAGGCGACGGTTTCGGGCGAAGGCGCTACGCCTTCGATCGTCTCCTACAAGAACCTGATGCGCCTCGACCTGGTGCTGACGAACAACCGCACTCCGAAGCAGACCACGGTCATCACCGGTTCCCGGATGATCGACACGAAGACGATCCCTGCGGCTCGTGTGATGTTCGTCGGCGGCGATGTCGTGCCCCTGCTCAAGGGCATGACGGATCTGTTCGGCAACAGCGCCTTCATCTCGGTCCAGCATTACGCTGACGCCGGCACGATCCTGAATGGCGAGATCGGCTCGATCGACAACTTCCGCATCGTGCAGGTGCCGGAAATGCTCCACTACGCCGGCGCCGGCGCTGCTGTCGGGACGAACCCCGGCTACCAGAGCACCTCGGTGTCGGGCACTTACCACTACGACGTCTTCCCGATGCTCGTGTTGGGCGACGACAGCTGGACGACCATCGGTTTCCAGACGGACGGCAAGACGGTGAAGTTCGCCGTTCAGACGAAGATGCCGGGCAGGGACAACCTGACCAAGCTCGATCCCTACGGCGAGACCGGGTTCAGCTCGATCAAGTGGTACTACGGCATCCTGATCAAGCGGCCCGAGCGCATGGGCATCATCTACACCGTCGCTCCGATCTAATCGACGGCCACACAACAGAGGGAGAGCTTCGGCTCTCCCTTTCTTTCCTGAACACAATCCTCAGTGAGTACCGAGAATCCCATGAATGACGAGAACCAGGGCAACGATACCTCCGGCGAACCGAAGGTGAGCGAGACTCCCGAAGGTATGGGCAGCGATGAGCTGACTGTGCTGAAGCAACGTGCGAAGCTCATGGGGCTGGTTTTCTCGAACAACATCGGCATTCAGGCGCTTCGCCAGAAGATCGAAGCCAAGATGGCCGGCGAAATTGTGACTGCCGACGCTGAAGCGGACAATGCGCCTGCTCAGGCGAATCCTCTCACCGGCGAAGATCCGGTCAAGGACGTGAACCCGGTCACCGGCAAGCCGCTGACGACTCGGGAGATCCTCATGCGGGACCAAATGAAGCTGGTGCGGCTTCGCATCACCAACATGGACCCGAAGAAGAAAGAGCTTCCCGGCGAGATCCTCACGGTCGGTAACGAATTCCTCGGCACGGTCTCGAAGTACATTCCCTTCGGCGAAGTGACCGACAACGGCTACCATGTGCCGTTCATCCTCTACACGATGATGAAGGATCGGAAGTTCCTGAACATTCGCACCACGAAGACTGCGAACGGTCAGTCGAAGGTCTCCCAAAATTGGGCGAGCGAGTTCGCTCTGGAGATCCTTCCTCCCCTCACGCGGTCCGAACTCGACAAGCTCGCCACGGCCCAGGCTGCTGCCGGCGTCTTCGCTGGGGCCAACGAAGAGTCGCTCTGACCTTCTGAGTTCGAGTGTTTATTGGCCCACTTGGTTCCAAAAAGAGCCAGTGGGCCTTTCTTTTAAGGGCCGCAGCACATGACGAACACGACCGACACCGTAGACCTCGCCACGATCAATCCGGTCGACATCACGTCTTCGCTTTTCCAGCTTCCGGAGCTGGGAACGGATACGATGTATGCTGCCGTTCAGCCCATGAACATCTCGCGGGTGACTACGGGTTCCGTGGGCGGAACTGGCGCTTTCGACCAGCTGATGGCTGGAATGAAAGCCCAGCTCAAGCACGAGTACGAGAACAACCGGATCACCGGTGCTGAATACACGAAGGCTTTCACGGACCTCACGGCTGCTGCGATGCAAACCGCGGTGCAGTTCGTGCTTGGCGCTGACGCCAGCTTCTGGAGCTCGCAGACGGCTCAAATCCAGGCGATCACAGGGCGTATCGCCATGGAAACTGCTCGCTTTACCTACCAGAACATCTTGCCGGCTCAGTTCGCTCTTGTCGCCGAACAGGGTGATGCGCAACGGGCTCAGACTTCGGACACTCGCTTGGATGGCGTTCCCATTGCTGGCGTCATGGGCGCTCAGGAAGCTCTCTACAAGCAGCAGATCATCTCCTACCAGCGAGATGCCGAGGTGAAGGCTGCGAAGATCTTCACGGATGCCTGGATCACCCAGAAAACGATCGATGACGGCCTTCTCCCGCCCAACGGCTTCACGAATGACTCCGTGAACCTGGTGCTCACCTCGATCATGTCCAACAACGGCTTTGGCGCCCCCGTTGCCTAAGGGGCTTTGAACCAATGAGCTTCTGGAGCGACTTTTTTAGTCCGACGAAGACGATCAGCGTGTCGTCTACCGTCTATAATCTGGCTGGTGACGTCAATAAGAGGCCGAATTTCCTCGATACGACGACGCTGGGGGCTGTGCTTTCCGATAGCGATCAGTCGATCACCGAGCAGCTCCAGAACGCTTACATCAATGGTCCTGGCATCCAGCTTCGAGGCTTTTCGAGGTGGGCTCGGGACTTTGGCTACGATGACTTGGTGGGCATTTCAACCACGCCTCTGAGCCTCACTTCGGCTCTTGACCCGACAGTTCTGAAGCCTTTGCTTCCGCCTCCTCCGGCTGGCCAAAGTCTGGTCATCCAAGCAAGCTCGATCGGGCAGTTTGATTTCACCTTCTGGGTCAACGAGTTCATGGTCGAGAATTATCCGACCCTCCTGAACACGGCCTACACCTGCGATCTCAACGGAAGCACCGGCGTCGTCACGATCACTTTCGCAGACACGACGACGACCACATTCACGCTTCCCCCTTTCGACGCCACTGCCCAGTATCTCTATGTCGCCTACAACTATGGGATCCCTGGCACCCCTGGTTCTCCAGAGATCCCTGCGACTGTCGGGCCTCCTCCGACTCCGGATATTCCGGCAGTGCCTTATGTCCCAGACACTTGGACCCAGGTGCTGTTTCTCGCTTACAAGCAGGGCTCGGGAAATCCTGCGTTCGATGCGCTCTTCACGGCGACCTCGGACACTGGTCTCTTTTTTCCCTATATCCCCATCATGGTGGACAAGAACTTCATCTCGGCTTCCTACATGCCGGATGTCTACACGCAGGCGAAGAAGGCGGTTACGAAGTCGCTCAACGCCAAATATGACGACATCGTCACCAAGATCAAAGCAAACGCCAATGTCGGCGACATCGATTACGCTTACATTGTGTTCGGCGTCTCGCTGAACGTGGCTGAGAACGCCTGTCGAAACTACATCTACCAGTTCTTTCTCGACATTATGCAAGGGCTCAATCTCTCGAACAGCGAGTTCCAGGACTGGCAAGCAGCTTATGCTGTGGCTGCTGCGTCGATGGCAACCTGGGCAGAGTGGCAAGTCGCTCAGAGCGACAGCACCAACCCGCTTTATGGGACTGCAAGTCCCACTGTGGTGCCATACCCTGCTGCTCCGAGCTACTCTGTGCAGGTGGCGAGCACGAACGATGCCATCTTGAACTACAACATGACGATCTCGTGGGCCGGTCTCAATGAGACAACGGGCTCGGGACAGCTCATGAACGAGCTGGGAGTTCCGGCAAAGGCTGGTGAGTTCTGGTTCGAGAACACTTCGAACACCTTTGTCAGCGCTCCAGCCTGGGTGAATGCTGCCATTGGTTCGCTTCCCACCACGCAGGAGCAGACCCACACTCGCTTGTACTGGCAAGTCGACTCGAACAGCTGGCGTGCGCTCGATATTTACAACCTGACCCACACCAATGCCATCTATGGCGGCAAGACGGTGGTCACGACAGCCATTGCTGCACTCTCAGATAGCTCTGAGAGCCCCTTCATTATCCCTTTGAACGAAGAGATCTATGCCTCGATGTCGCTCATTACGAGCACACAGATGGCAACGGCTTGCTGTTTCTTGGTCTTCAACAGTTACACCGTTGTGACTGCGCCTTGGTACACAGCTGGCTGGTTCAAAGTGCTTTTGATCGTCGTGGTGATCGCCCTCTCGGTGGCTACGGGAGGTCTGGGCATTGGCGCTGGAGGTTTGCTCGGCACGAACCTCTCTGTGGGTATGTCCCTTGGGCTCTCAGGCACCGCGGCTGCGATCGTCGGAGCCGTTGCGAATGCTCTGGCAGCCATCGTGCTCGTGCAGCTGATCCAAGTAGGGTCCACAGACCTTTTTGGACCTCAGCTCGGCGCAATCATTGGAGCTATCGCCGGGATCGTCGCCCTGCAAGTGGGAACGGCCCTTGCCATGGGCACGACTCCCTCTGCCCTTCTGGGTCAGATGCTTCAGCCCACCAATTTGCTGAAGCTCACCGAGTCTGCGGGCAATGGCTTCGCTCAAGTTCTGCAAGGCGATGCTCAAAAGATACAAGCCTCGACACAAACGATGGAAGCCCAGTATAATGCGGCTGACGCACAGGTCGAGGCCCAATATACCGCTATGTTTGGGGCGGGTGGTGGAGCTGACCTGGCAATCAATCCCCTATCGCTGACCGACGTCAACTTGCCAAACGTGCCCAACTCGACAATCGTCGCTGAGGCGCCTTCGAACTTCTTAAACAGAACTTTGATGACCGGAAGTGATGTCTGTAACCTCTCAATGAGTTACATCAGCAACTTCTGCGATGCGAACCTTAGCACCACTCTCCCGAATATGACCTGAAAGAGCCCCTGATGGCCGATGCGACTTACAATGTGACGGGTGCTCAGCTGGCCGGTTTGGGGATCTCTCCTGATCAGCTTGCCACACTCACTGCGTCTCCTACGGCGACAGCGACTGCTGCGGCTCCCACGGGTCTTGCTGGAATTGGAGGCTCTGCTTCGGGTCTCGGTTCTAATCTTGGAGTGGGCGGTGCAAGCGGCGCCGGTTTCAATACGGGTCTGGGTCTGAACGTCGGCACGGGACAGCTCGCCCTCGGCGGCCTTTCGACGCTCGGCAATCTCTGGACTGCGTGGAATGCCACGCAGCTCGCCCAGAAGAGCTTTGATTTCAACAAGCAGCTCGCCAGCGACAACTATTCGAACCAGGCAGGCGCCTACAATACGAACCTGAACAACATCGCGAGCTCTCGGGCGAAGATGGAGAATCAGAGTCCGGGCCAAGAGCAGGCTTACGTGAACGCGAACCAGCTCAAGACGACCGTCTGAGAGGACCATCTCCATGCCCACCCTGACCTGGCGTGATGTCGCCGCACCGGATTTCAACACTTCTCTCGGGGCTACGGCTCTTGCTGGGAGGTCGCTAAACAATGCTTTTGGCGGTCTGAGCGACAGTCTGGGCAAGTTCCACGACTGGCAACAGCAGCAAGCTGCGAGCGCTCTCGCCAACAACGAAGTTCAGTACCCGGATGCTCAGTCTCAGGCTGCTGCTGCTGCCGGTGGAGCTTTGTTCAATGGCGTCGACCGGTCCAATCTGACTCCCGATGCGCTCAAAGGCGTCGACAGTCGGGCTACGACGCTCCTCAACAATGCCATGACGCAGGCTCAGTTGCCCTATGCCGGGGATCTAGCCAAGGCGAACGTGAACTCGATCAATGCTGGCACCGGTCAGACGAACCTGAACACCAAGATTACGGGCAACAACTACGACGATCTGAACTCGGCTGCGAAAGTTACGGCCCAGATCACGCCCCAAGCGACGAACTTCGACGAAGCCAGCGCTCTCTTGGAAGCCCAGCGAGGTTCGCTCACCCCTGGAGCCTATTCCCGAGCCATGGAGGCTCTTCAGTCGAAGTATGCTCCGGGTGCGGCTGGTAATCCCAATGGAGCAGCTGGTGCGATTGCAGGCGCTGCCGGTGGCACCTCTGGTTCAGGAAACCTGATCTCCGACAATGCAGGCTTCATTGCGTCTATTCCGCCTGGGCCTTACGACCAGACTCGCAACTATGTGAACAAAATCGTCCCGAATCTTCCCGATCTGTCCGGCATGGACAATGACGCGAAGGCTGCGGCGATCATGAGCGCTTTGAAGAACCAGGAGTCCTCTGGGCAGCAAATCGATCCGAAGACTGGTCAGACGATCACCTCGTCGAAGGGGGCAAAAGGTATCGCCCAGGTGATGCCTGCGACGTTTGCAGAGTTGAAGGCTGCCCATCCTGACATCAAGGGGGACATCAACGACCAAGCGTCAAATGAGCTTGCAGGTCAGTATTACCTCAAAGACCAGCTGGATCACTACAACGGCAACGTCCCCCAGGCGCTTGCTGCCTACAATGCTGGCCCTCATGCCGTTGATAAGTGGTTGGCGAACTCCCCCAATGCGATGCTCGAAGCCGAGCGTAATGCACAGATGCAAGCGACGGCTCTCACCAGCAAAGCAGGCCAGTTCGTCGGGCAGAATACGGCTCCAGGCATTGCCGGCCAGTACACTGAGCTCCAAAAAGACAATACGCCGATGGCGGATGTCGTGGCAGGCCTTAAGGGTCAGAAAGACGGGCAGTTTTCGACCATCGATCCGGATTTGATCCGGAATCCTCTGAACAAGATCTTGGACTACGCCGCCCAAGCCAAAGTACCCATGAACCCTGCGACTGCGGCGGCGCTACTCAACCGCTATGGAAGCTATGCCGAAGGCGGTTGGCTCCATGGAAACCCCGGCCGAAACAGCATCAACCTGAACGATGCCGGTGTGAAAGCCGAGATCGCCAATATGGCTGATCCGGATGGCTTGGCCACGAAGTCTGTCCAGAACAACGCTGCAACGGCGCTCTCTCAGAGTGTTCAGGCTGCACAGGCCCAACAGCAAGCTGCTTTTGCGGCGGTGCAACAGGGTCAGCAGCGAGCGGCTCTTCATCCGGACTATGCGGGGCTCCCGGCTCTCCAGACGAAGTACAACCGTGCAAAAGAGCTGCTCTCTATAGCTGTAGGCAACCTCCAGAAGCAGAAATTGGTGCCGACCTATCCTGGTCGTCCTGGTTCGAGCAACGCTGCCTCGGCGATCTCTGGAGCGGTGGCTCCCGCTTCGAACGGCTTCAACAACTAAGTTATATCTAAATTGTAGTGAGTATATCTAGGAGGGCCTCGTGCAAACGGGGCCTTCTATTCGTTGAAGTCAGCCTATAGGGTCTTCGCAATTGTACCCTCCGGGTTGGACTTACTCATGGCGAACGTGTCGGATCTGCTCAGCTCTGCACTCGGGACGAATCCGTCCCCGGTGCCGGCTTTCTCAGGGTCCGCTCCTGCACCTGTCCCGACACCCGTTCCCACTCCTCTGGTGAAGCAGGCGGCTGTCGCTCAGGCTGCTCCTGAGAAGCAAGCCGAGGTTGCTGCGGCTTCTGACTCCAAGAAAGTCGATATGGGGGGTCTGCCGGATAAGCAGACGTTCCTGAATGCAGCGATTGCTCGCCGCACGGGATCGGGACTCAGTTCTGCGAACCCGGTCGAGAAGGATCTTGCGACCCTCGGACCCGACCAGATCATCCAGAAATATGGCCCTGAAGTCGGTCAGGGAATGCTCATTGGCTTGAACCAAGCAGGTGATGCTTACGATGGTCGAGCGACCAGCACTCCCGGTTCAATGCTCAAGGATGCTGCTCTCGGTCTCGGTCAGGGCGCTATCGCCATCGGTGGCTTGGCCACTGTGCCCCTTGCAGCAGCGGATCTCGGCTTCAATGCGGCTGGTGTGAACACTCACATGGGCGTCTCCACCGCTCAGATGCTGAAGAATGCCAGCGATTATGTGGGTGGGTTCAAGTCGATCGGGCTTCAGAACCAGACGAGTGCGAATGAAGATCGCACAGCTCTCGATATGCGAGATAATGCTGCGGCTCAGGACACCCAGGACCAGGGTATCGCCCAGCAATACGTCGCTGACAAAGCCAATGGCGACAGTGACTTCGTTGCAGGGGCGAAGATCCGGGCTCGAACCCTCGCTGGGATGGCTGAGAACTTCGGATCTGACGCCTACGATGCCGTGAAGAACACGGTCCAGAACCCTGCCCTCTTGGCGGACAACACCGCTCAGTTCGTTGGTTCGCTCATTGGGGCTGGCCCTACGGGCAAGACTTTCGGGGCTTTGAGCAAAGCAATCGTTCCCGAAGCGACTCGGCTCTCGATCGGTTCAGAGGCTGCGATTGCTCGTGAATTGGGTTTGCCTTCGGTTTCTCGAGCCGCTGACGCTATCGGCAAAGCTCTTCCCAACGAGATGCTCACCAGCATGGGCGCCGTGGAAGGCTCCAGCACCTATCAGAACACCTCGACCGACATCGCGAATACGGATCCCGCCGAGTTGGCGAAGACTTCGCCCATGTTCCGTGAGCTCGTTGCCGGTGGCATGAGTCCCGAAGATGCTCGCTACCAGGTGGCGAACAGGGCTGGTCTTCTTGCAGCGGCTGTGGCTGCCCCTCTTTCGATGGGTGTAGCCAAGGCCACCTCGATTGCTGACTTCGAGAAGCATCCTTTCTCGCTCAAGAGCTTTGCTCACGCTGGAGCCGATCTCCTCAAAGAAACCGTGCATGAAGGTGGTCTCGGAGCGACGGACACGCTCTCGGAGAACATCGGCAAGCAACAGACAGCGAACCCCAACCAGGATCTCGGTGAGGGTGTTGCCCAGCAGACGGGTCTTGCGGCCTTGGGTGGCTTCGGTTCTGCGGCGATCACTCAGGCTCCTTCGCTCACTGGCACGCCTCTCAAGATGGCCGGCAAAGCTGCCCTTTCCGGAGCTGGCACAGTAGGGAACGCTGCTCTTGGCCTCGTTGGTTCAGCGGCAGCGAAAGCTGCTGCGCCCGTCAAGGCTGCGACTGAGGCGGCTTCGCCTGTCTCGGATGCCCAAGTGGCTCACCAAGGGGCTGCCGTCCAAGCGACGATGAGCGATCCTATGGCAGCCGTGGCTTTGCATGACGCAGTGCAGAAAAGCCCCGACTTCGCCCCTATTGCCGACAAGATCACCCAGTTGGGTCAGTTCGATCCCGAAGAGATCGCGAATTCGACCCTCCCTGAACCAGTGAAGAAGCAGCTGGCGGGTTCGGCCAATCGAGTCGACATGCTCCAGAAGCTTGCGAACATCGTCAACGACAAGGGTGTCACCACCCAAGAGGGGCTTTCGGCTGCTTCGTACCTCCATGATCAGATCGGGAAGTACCAAGCCCTCACCGAGAGCGATCCGGCAGGGTTCGAGGCTCTCCCGGATGACCACGTAGCGGGTCAGATCAACGAGCAATTCAATCAGCTGGCCGACAACATCCGGAGCAATCCGACTGTCTCCAAGGCGCTGACGCAAGTGTCTCAGCTCACCCAGGACCAAGTCGAGAAGCTCATCCAGCCGGTGACCCAAGAGAGCCTTCACACTCCTGAAGGCCAACAGAACATCGCCAATGCTGCGACGATCGCTTCTGAGGCCCCGGACAAGGGGAACCTTGAAGCGAACAAAGCGATCTTGGCGCATGTCGAGAACGGCGAAGTCAAACTGGAGCCGGATCAGCTCAAGGCTCTCCAGAGCTCTGTGGCGATCATGCAGGCTTCCCGAGAGGGAACTCTCGCCCAGCAGGCTGCCGGGCATGAGAGCCCCATGGGTTCCGTGACCCAAGACATTCTCACCCGGTCTGGAGCCAAGGCAAACCAGGCTCGGTCTGCCACGTCTTATGCGCTGCGCATTTTCCAGTCGGTTCGATCGGGAGACATCGAGACTGCGAAGGCGCACCTCGCTGATTTCGGCGACTTCGTGCAGCACATGCAGAACAAAGCAGCGGCTTTGAACCAGCACTACGAGAACGGCGGCGGCGCCAAAGTCTCGAACCTCGCCATCAATCCGGAGTCTCGGGCCTGGTATCAGACCAAGGGCAACTTCGCCCAGAGCGTCAATCCCACCAATGCCAAGAGCGTCGAATACGCTCAACGGGTTTCGCTCGAAGCCAAGCAGGTTTCGGACATCTACAACGGTCTCTCGAAGGCTTTCCCCGAACTCGAAGGCGGCCAGAGCCAGAGCACCCCCTTGACCAAGAACCTTCAAGGGAAGGTCCAAGACGTGCTTGCTGAGCACAAAGCTGGCACCCGTGTTCAGCCTTCCCTGGTTCCAAACGCAGATCGTGCTCCCAAGCCCGTTCCGGCGATCACCAGGAACGAAAAGAGTGTGTCCAAAACCGAAGCGACACCGGTTTTGCTCCCCGAGCAAAACCAGGGAGCGGAGGAGGAGAAAACCAAGCCCCAATCCGAAGCCGACGCGACACCCGCGAAGACTTCACAGACTGAGAAATCGACGGAGGCGCAGCCGGAGGAGCTTTCGAAGGATGTGAAGACAAGCGAGGGAGCGGAGGAAGCTCCTAAGACGATCCAGGAAGCCTACCCCAACTTGCACCAAGCAGGGGATGGGCCGGTCAAGAACTGGTTTGAGCACGCCTATAAAGCCACCAAGGAGATCTCCAGCAGGATCTTCGGGGATCACTCGCCTGTCGAGACCGTCAAGAATGCTCTTCGATCCAATGACGCTCGTGTGGCGTTTGTGGGTGAGGACAAAATTCGGGGCACGCTCACCAAGCCCATGATCCGGACAGTCCAAGCCTATCTGGATTTTGCACCTCAGCTGATCGACACGCTGAACGAGCGTTTCAACGCAAAGCTGGGCGAAAAGGGTCTCGCTGAGCGTCTGGTGAAGGGGGAACCCCTTAATCGCTGGACCGAGCTCAAGGCTTCGAACTTGGTCGAGCAGCAGGAAGATGGCTCATTCAAGTACAATCCGGCGATCGCCGGCCAGGCTGTCTTGGCAGGCCTCCAGTGGCTGCTGGTGTCGAACAATTATCGATCCGACATGGATGCAGACCTGGTGAGTGCGCTCACTGGGATCCCCAGTGATCAGGCCGAGCGCCATGTAGGAATGCTCGATGTCGGGCTCTCGCCGGTGGAAGCCGTGCGTTCGCTCGCCAGCAAGATCGTAGATTTCTGGGGGGTCCAGAAAAACCCCAACGTCGACAAGGCCTACACTGACGGTATCGCTCAAGCGATGGCAACTGAGGTGCTCAGGGCTCTCGAAGAGACTGTGATCGACAAGTCCCAGCCCAAGGGCGAGCAGGGGCTTCTTCAGCGGCTGCGTTTCGTGATCGATGGGGATAGCGTCTCTCCCTTGGCCTATGGCGAAGAGACCAAGAAGCGCACTCTCCAGAGGCTCGTTTCGAACCTGGATCGAGGCAACGCCTCGAAAGATACCCAAGATCCGCTCTTTCAGAACCCGAATTTGATCGAACAGACTGTGCTCACCGAGCCCAAAGAGCGGGACTATTACGCCGACGACAAGATCCCGGTGGCAAAGACCCAGATGCGAAATCTTGTGGTGCCTCTGACAAGCACCCAGCGTTCCATGATCAAGGTCGCTCAGGGGGTCGAGCACTTCCTGAACATGGAACTGTTCCAGCTTTACAATGCGCTAGGGGAGAAGGGGCTTCTATCGCTCTTCGGGGCTGGCGACACTGATCGGCCTCTGAATACTCAGCACAAGCTCACTCTTGAGGGTCAGAACCAGACGATACGCTCGGCTTGGCGCACTCTTTCGGGACGTGTGGCTGACATGAACACGTTTGGTCAGGAGCTGGGGAAGATCCCCATGCGTTATGCCTTCAACGTGTCGAGTGTGGGACGTCTTCAGATGCTGGGGGCTGATAATCCCCAGGCTTCGAAGCTGGTCCGAGAGATCGTGCTTCCGACTTGGAGCACGCTCGATCTGACTGATCCCGACCAGGAGACGCTATTCAAGACCGCCATCGCCCAGGCTCTTGGGGTCAAGATCCACGCTAACAGCACGGAAACGAACCTCGCCAAGGTCGAAGCTCAACTGAACGGCGCATTTGCCGGTACGTTGCAGCTGCTTACTGAGCATCTCAACGATGAACGGCTCCCTGACGGCGCTATAGAGCGCATCCAGAGCGAGTTCCAGGCTGCGGGGGAGGACCTTACCCCTAACGCTCTTCATGCTCTTCAGGAATGGGCTCGATCCCAGACTGTGGGCGACAAGGGTCGCACTGCGTTTCGTACCGGGATTTATCTCGAGGCTGACGGAGTGACGAACGGGATCGTCAACGCTATCCATATGCTCACCACCACAGGTTTCACGGGAGACCAGATCGGAAATCTGGCCAAAGGGGGAATGTTCTTCAACGGTCCCACCACGATGAACGAGCATCGGGCGGGGGACAGCGTAGATCTCTATTCGGTGGCTGCGAACAAGCTCCAGAGCAGTGCAAACTCGCTTTACAGGAATGCCCCTGAAGCCGTCAAAACTCAGGCCGATCACCTCTACAAGCTGATGAACCTGCTCTTGCCGAAGGTCGACTTCGACCTTAGCACAGGCACGCTCTCTGTGGATCGTGGCGTCACCAAGAACCCGATGACGATCACCGTCTATGGGTCTGGAGCCAATGGCATCGCTGCAAAGATCACGGACATGCTCGCTGAACAGGTCTACGAGCGTCTCTCTCGTGTGGCTGGAGCGGACAAAGAAGTCTCTTTTGCTGAGGCAATGTTTGGAGACTCCACCGGTGAAGGCCATGATGACCGGCTCGATGCCTTTGACAAGGCCCTCAACGGAATTCTGACCACCAAAGTGGGAGGAGATCCTTCCGGAGGCAAAGCTCTCTCAGAGATCAACCCCGAGAAGTTCGTCTTTGACAAGAAGCAGATGGCTTCGATCCAAGAGCATGTGCTCAGTCTCTTCGTCGATCCGATGCGAGATGGGATCACCGAGACTCTAGGCCAGTCCTTCATGGACTCGACCAAGCTTGTGCAACGGTCCACGCAGGCTCAGTCGATCGTGCTTGAGCATCTGTTCACCCAGAAGGTGAAAGAGGCTGTCGCTCAGCGGGCTGAGAATGACCCGACCTGGCGTAAGGGAGACTTTCTGTCGGAGAATGCCCTCAAAGGCATTTTGCAAGACCTGCTCAAGACCATGCCCCTGATCGACACAGGAGAGCAGCGCTTCTTCCCGGTCAAGAACAACACGAGTGAGTTCGACCAGATCCTCGCCAAGAGCCTTGATGGCAAGCTGGGCACTCCGGCTGAAGTGAATGGCCCTTCGGACTCGGGAGTGAAGGGCGGAGCCATGCTTAATATCGGCATGGGTGACGGAGCCATGATCCAGCACATGCTGAACAATGGCGCTCGTGGTCTCCCTGTGTTCGACGGCTTCAATTTCGCTCTCGATCATGTCCTCGAAGGGAGCCAGAAAGCGAACGAGGCTGCTTCTGAGTCCTGGAAGGGGAACCCTCTCCGGGCTGTGCTGGAGAGCTTCGAGCCCTTCTTGAAGTCGATCAGTTCAGAGATGCTCGACAAAAACGAAAAGATGAAAGACGCCCTCATCAAAGCGCTCTTTCCCCAGGCCGAGCGCAAAAATGCGACTTCCACTGGTGTGATCGCTATTCTGGAGGGTTTCCGAGATGAACTCTCGGATGGCGCCAACGTCGTGGACGCCCGACACCAGGTGCTCGGCGAGCACCAGTTCTACGTTGACCAGATGGCCGGGGCTCAGAGTCCCTACCTGAACAAGGGTATTCCCCTTTCTGGTTCGCCTGAAGAGATCGCCAGCAAACTCAACAATCGGCTGGCTGAAGTCCTCAAAGCCAAAAGCGATAAACCGGCCCTCGTGGTAATGACGCCGACCGATCTTGACTTGGGCATTGCCCAGTCGGAGCTGTCCGCGGATCAACAGGACGTCTGGCAGCATATCAAGGCTGCTGGGGGACTGGATGGTTATCGGATTTTGTCTGGCACTCGCGCCCAGATCGACGAATATCGAGCCAACAATAACCTGCCGGCCATTGAACAGACTTCTCTCAAGTCTGCCAAGGGCTTGATCGATCCAGGCAGCAAGATGATCTACCTCGTCGGATCGAGCGCTGAGACGATGCTGCATGAGGCTGTCCACGCTGCTACTTTCAATACGATCCTGACCCACTACGAAGGGGGCGATCTAGGGAAACGAGCCAGTGAGATCACTGGTTCTGTGAACCGGCTCGAAGCCCTCATGAGGCAGTTTCTGAGCCCGGAATTCTCAGAAATTGGCGTAAAAGCTGGAGATAGTTTCTTCAACGCTTCGAAGGCTGTCCGAGACGCTCTGGCCCAGAAGACTCCTCTGGGGAAAGCCACGGCCCTGAATGAGTTCATGGCGTGGACGCTGGCCAACAAAGAACTCACGGGAGCCCTCAAAAACACCCAAGCCACCGGCTTGGCCAAGATCGCTTCGGACGTCTGGCAGGCGATCAAGACCCTCGTGTTCGGCAAGAACCAGGCTCTCCATGTCGGGGACGATATGTTCTCGAATCTGCTCTTCAATTCGGCTGTGGTCATGCAGGCTCAGCCCACGATCGCCGACCTCAATAGGTCTGTGACGCTCTTCCAGAACCCGTCTTACGGCACGGACGATCGCCTTAGTGCGCTCAATGTGCAATTCGACAAGATCTTCGGCCGCTTCATGAATGTGAGCGACCCGGTGCAGGCCACGAACCGATCGATTGCCGTCCAGCAAGCGTCGGTCTCGTCGTTCAAACTGGCGAATCTCGCAGAACTGAGCGGCTTCAACGGGATGTCGCTTCAGGCTCACAAAGCGTTCCATGCGATTGTGCAGGCGCTCTCCCTGGAGATGAGCCTCTCGCCCACTTCGATGGCTATCGCTGAGGGGCTCTTCCGGCACGCCATGAAGCAGCTCACCCCCGATATGCTCATCGACCAAAGCGATCCCGACAGGGTTCGGGCCGAGAGCATGGCCAACTCGAAGTTCAATTTCCTGCTGGGCAATCTGGGCACCGAAACTGATAAATCGGGACGCTCTTCGCTGTTGCCCGTCTTCATGGCTCTGGCCACGGTCGATGACGACTTCAGGGATGCTCTGAGCTTTCTAGATCTGCCTAAGTCCGAAAAGAGCCATGAGAAAGGCTCTCTCTCTGAGCGTTTCGAGGCTCGCCTTTCGAACCTGGCCCAGCAGGGCCTGGACTCGCTCTCGGATCGCATGGGCGGAGTGGGCAACTCCAAGAACGTCCAGCAAGCGATCGACGCTCTCACCCAGCATGTAGCGAGGGAGGCGTCAGACACTGCGTCTTTGATGAGTCAAATCAATCAGATCGCTTCTGCCCCGAACAAGGGGATCAACATCTTGAACGACGGGGTTGTGAACCTCCTCGACAGGGCGAGCGATGTGCTCCTCCAGGGCGCTGACAAAGTCAAAGCGAGCACGAGCAATTCGCTCGTCCAAAAGGGCGCCGAGGCTGTGAAGCTCTTTGCCAATATGGCGACAGCCGAGAAAGCCCGAGGGCTCCAGGAATGGGCCAGCGGAATCAATAACAATGTCAAGGGCTGGAAGCCCCTGACAGAAGCTGTGGGCGAAATCATTGGCCGTTCGGCGAGCAATGCCAGCGTCTACGACATGATCAAGACTGTCCGGGCGATCATCCAAAATGCTCGCCAGCAGTTCGTGGATCACGTCCCGCAGATGTTCGAGAAGCAGTTTACCCAGAGGATGACCAAAACCGAGTGGAGCGCCCTGCATATGGGCGTCGCCAAGACGGATCTCTCGGCCCTGACGGAAGCGCATTCGCACGAAGACGTGCTCAAAATGCTGAGCAATCCCAAGGCTCGAAGTTCTGTGATCCAGGGTCTGGAGACCCAGCTCGAAAAGGAAGATCCCCGCTACTGGGCGCTCGTCAAAGCCAAAGCCGAGCAGCTCGCCACCCACATGACGTCGGGGGCCATTGGCAGGAACCTCTTGCGCAATGCCGATGCGATTGCTCGTCTCCTGGGCGAGAACCACTCCATGAGCCGACCTGCGCCCACGGAAGCCTATGTGAAAGCGCTCGACCAGCTGATCTCGCTCTATGCCCTGAACAAGCTCGCTCCCGAGACGCAGGCGCATCTCTCTTCCTTGGTTCAAAGCGAAGCCGAGGGCATGAAGTTCGTGCTTGCCTATGTGAACAACCTTCGTCTGGAGGAGAAAGCCAAGTCCCTGGGCATGGCCAAGTTCAATAGTTACAAGGGCTTCGTGCCTATGAACCAGAAAGCCGGGATGAGCATTGTCGTCGCCAAAGACAGCGATTCGCCGGCTCTTCTCGCCAAGAGCATGATCCGGATTGCCGACTACAAAGGCTCGAAAGCCGAGGGGAACCACGAGAGCAAGGGCTACTACTACCAGCCGGCAGCAGGCCGGGCTGCGTTCACCCAGGGCACGCTGCAATCCATTCACCACACGGCCGGAGGCGTGGATCTTCAGACCGGGCAAACCACAGGTGTGACGGCAGGGCTCATTACGAACCCGGTCACCGTCGACAAGATTGCTCGGCAGCTTTCGAGGGAGGGTAAAGCCACTTCCGAGAACCTCGTGCCGTTGTACAACGACTCCGGGAAGGTGGTCGCCTTCGAGCGGAGCGTCGATCCCAGCCAGCTTGCGCGTCTCGGGCTAGATGACAACCTTGCCAGGATGGCGGGCGTCTGGCGGGGTCGCCAGGTCGAAGAAGCGGTGGCTCACAAGTTCAACACCGAGCTGATCGACAAGATGCACGAGATGTACAAGAGCGACATCCAGAAGAGCGCTGCGAACAAGTCGCAATATGTGAACCTGTTCGATCCGAAGTCCTACGACAACGATGCGCCTACGAGGCAGGCTGTCTCGCTCATGTCGCCGCAGACGAAGGCCTACATCAAGAGCGTTTTCGGCAACAAGTTCATGGTGCGCCGGGACATGATCAATGACTCGATCGGCTACCACAAGGCGAGCATTGGTGACGCTTGGACCGGGAATTCCCGATGGTCTCCCGAGACACTCGATGTTGTAAAGAACATCTCGATGGCGATCTGGGGCAACAAAGCCTACGCGAACCTCGTGAATTCCGAAGGTGTGTGGAAAGAAGCCGTCAAAGAGGTCAAGTCGATCATTATGATCAAGAGCTTGCTCATGCCGGCAGTGAACCTTGCGGCTGATACTTTTCAGCTCATGGGTCGTGGAGTGCCACTGGCGACGATTGCCAAGAGCACTCCCCAGAAACTCTCCGAGATCAACGCCCATGTGAAGGGCAAGCTTCGCAAAATGGATGCCGAGGGTGAGCTCTTCGCTGCTCAGGGAGCCAAGAACTACAACAAAGTCCAGAAGCTCAAGGCTGAGATCCAGTCGATCAACGACAGTGATCGTCGTCTGTCGATCTGGCCCCTCATCAAGGCTGGTGAGTTCGGAATGGTCGCCGACGTAGGCAACTCAAGAGGTGACCTGGCCCTCACAGGAGGCAGGTTGCAGGAGTTCATGGAGGGTTTGACGAGCAAACTCCCCGAGGCAGTGCGAACTGCCGGCAACTATGCCCTCATCGGGGAAGACACGCCCCTTTATCAGGGCATCCAGAAGTCGATGGAGTACGGCGATTTCATCATGAAAGCGCTCTACTACGACCACTTGATGAAGAAGCCGGGCATGACGAGCCAGAAAGCGCTAGGCGAGGTCAGCGAAGAGTTCGTGAACTTCGATCGGTCTCAGGGACGTTTCCGCGGTTCTCTGGAAGAGCTGGGGCTTGCATGGTTCTACAACTATAAGCTGCGAAGCGCGAAGATCGCTCTGTCGGTGGTTCGGGATAATCCCGTCCACACACTGCTGGGATCTCTTGGACCCTTCTCAAGCACCGTGGGCGTCGAGAACTTCCTCGGCGACAACGTGTTCGGCAAGGCGTTGGAGGGTAACCTCCTGCACTCGATCGGCCCAGGCATGATGCTCAGGGCTCCGATGATGCACCCTCTGGCTCAGCTGCTGCATTGACGTGAAAAAGGGGATGATTCCTCATCCCCTTTTTGGCCTGAAGGTGAACCAGCAAAGCCCCAGAACTACGAGAATTCCGGCGATATATGGGGCCAATGCGATGATCACCGAAGTGATCATCAACATTGCGATCACCACCAGCACCCCGATGATCAGGATGCCAATGTCGCCCATCAGCTGTTTTTGGGCCGGCTCAGGCCCTTGAAGAGCGAACGAGCGCCGGAATTGGCAGGCGCCGCCTCAGTGTGAAGCGTCGTCGTCTCAGCAGTCGTCTCGGTCGAGTTGGCGCTCTGTCCCGACTCCTCGGCGACAGTCTCGACATCATTGCCAGTCTGCCCCTGGGATTCGTCGCTGACTTCGGTGGAAGCCTCGGGGGCCGGAACGACAACTGCCGAAGCAACGGTCTGAGAGCCGGTCCCGAAAGACGGGAAAGCCGGACGAGCAGCCGACTTCGGCTGAGCGATGACCGTCCCGATCGGCAGAATATCGATGACCGCTTTGAAGCCTTCGGCTCCGCGAGTCGCCGAGAGCTCGATGCCCATGGACATGCCATCGGCAACCTTGAGCTGACGGCCGACGTATTCCCGAATTGCCAATTCCAACTCGGTCTGAACCAAAGTAATCTGCATGTGTATCTCCTTAGAGTTTGCGTTTAGACGTAAAGTTTTCTGAGATTCTGGAACAACGGCGTGTTTACGCCTGCGTGAATGGCCCCAAGAGCATCTGCAACGTGTTCTGCTGCAAGTGTGATTTTCCCTCTATGCAGCGGGAAGTTCGCTCCTGGATACAGCGAAAGCGCCGAGGCGATCATGTCACCTTTGGTCGCATGGCCATTGCCAGTCATCGCCCTTTTCACCTCAGCCGCTGTGACTTCGATGATTTGAATACCTTGTGCCAGCATCGTTCCAAGAATGCCTACACAGAAGCCATATGACGCCATCGCTCGGGCTGACTGCGAACCTACGGGAACCTCAGCAAAGATGGCTTTAGCCCCTACTGATGCTTCCAAGACGGCTACAGCGAGCTGTTTCGTGGCGTCGAGATCCTTTGAGTTCTGCCGAACCTGCTTGTGGGTGATCCTTTCTGGCTCAATGACCTGAAGAAACACATCTTCAAGATACCCTGTCGTGAGGTCCAGGTTGCCTTTAGCAACCCCCCAGTGAGTGAGACTGGGGTCGAACCCCACAACAGAGATCTTCATGATCAGGCCTTGGCGCCGAAGAGGCTCTTGCGAGCCGGAGCGCCATTGCCTGCCTGCGGAGGACCGGACTGAGTCCGACCACCCGGCTTGCCGGCCTGGCCACCGGCGCCGCCCTTGATCGACCGACGATCGCGTTCCTTGCCCTTGTTGCGTTCGAGCCAGGCGTCCCAAAAGATCGCCGTTTCGAGACCCTGACGGGCTTCCGCCACGGTCATCTTCGATTCGGTGTGGAAGACCTTCTCGATCACGTTCGAGTTGCGGGTTTCGGCCGTGTCGACATAGCCGCCCTGGCCGTCCTTCTCGCTCTTGTTTTCGAGCTGCTTGACGATGGCGAGCGAGAGCGACTGACCGAGAAGCTCCGTCAGGACGGGCACCGATTTCGGCACCTCCTTCTTCAGATCCTTGTCGTAGATCTTGACCATCTTGTCTTCGGCGCTCTGTTCCGCCAACGGCTTGCCGGTCGCGATGATGCAGATGTCTTCGATGGTGGTGAAGCCGGGCAGAGGCACCTTCTTGGTCTTGTCATCCTTGTTGATGAACCAGTTTTCGCCCTTCTTGTTCGTGATGTAGACGGTCTCGCGGTACTCCTTGCCGTTCGCCTCGAAAATGAGGGTCACGTTGCGAGCGCCCTGCTCCGACTGGCCGGCATAGGCCATCTTGATCGGACCCGTGTAGATGTCCGATTCCCAGACCGAAAAGCCGCCGAGACGATCCTGCGACTCTTCGAGGCCATCGGATTTCAGATTGCCGAAAAGACTCATGTTCAGTGCTTCTTTCTTGTTGAAGTGGGACTCACCCACGTTGAGTTGCGGGTAAATTAAGACCCGTAGAAAGCTGTCAGGTGATCCAGGAGGATCTGACAGTCGTTGTCCATGTAGGTCTGGCTCTTGTCGAACAGACCCATGGGAGATCGGATCCTCTCTCCGATCGTGGACTTGGTCGGCCGAGTCTGGAACACATGCTTGTATCCCAGATCCCGCTCCTCGTCGGTGATGACCAGAAGGTTTGAAGCGTAAGGCTCCAAGTCCTTGATGGTCATCTTCTTGGTTCCGACCACCGTCGAGAAGTAGGATTCGACGCCGTTGTTCTTGAGCGAGCCCTTGATCGGCACGGAGGTCTTCATCTCCATGGCCTTCTCGTCGAGCTCGTCTTTCACATGGGCAGTGATGATGACGGGCTTGCCGAAGCGGGTGACCTTCTCCTGCATCAGCGTCTTGAAGAACTGTGCGTAGTTGCTCCAGCCCTTCATCGTGTCCGCCGAATTCAGCACGTACTGCGTTTCCATCATATCCATGAGGAACGTCACCGAATCGAGGATGATCCCATCGGTCTTGGCGAGTGCAGTGTACGTGGCGTAGTCGAACGCTTCGTGGACCTGATAAGGGTCTTCGATGCGATAGGGCTGGAACTTGTTCTTGAACGGAAGCCGCTTTCCGGCCTCGGTGTTCAAGTGCATCCAGCGTTCTTGGTTCCGAATATTGCGTAGACTGGCGCTCTTGCCAGTGGCTGAAAACCCAACGACCAACACCAGCTGATCATTGATCTCTAAAACGTCAGACATACGTCCTCACTTTGGGGCTTGAGACAGTGAGCCCCGAACCGAAATACGGCTCGGGGTTTCTGCTACGCAGCCAGGAGTTTCTGGTATCGCTTGCCCACGGTGACCATGATCGTGGAGTCGATCTCGTCGGCATCCATGGGATCCGAGAGCTTTTTGTTGAAGGCATGGACTTGTCGACTGACAGTGACGAGATCCAGACCGCTGTCCAAGAGCGCCAAAGCGAACTTGACCATGTGGTTATTCCGACTCCCCGTGACGATCCGTTGAGCGAACCACCGCTCAAGGTTGTCGAGTGAAGCCACAGCCTTGAAGTCCTTCTTATGGGCTTCGTTCTTCGAGGTCTTGGGGATGAATGGAAGGACGTCGAACAGGTCTCCATCCATGTTGTAGTGGTACTCACCACCCTCGAACGTCATCCACTTCTTGGACCGCTGGCTTGAACTCGCGTCGACATCGGCTGTCTTGAAGGGCAACCATGAGACGACCTCGTTCACCAGCTCCCCATACTCGTCTTTGTCGAGCTCAAGCCGATAATTGATCGGGATGATGAGCCTGAAGCGGTTCTCTTCGGGTGTGCTGCGCTTCGTCGTGTAGATGAAGTGCTTCACTTCCGTGAGAAGGCTGCGCACGAGGTCGACAGAGATGCCCCCATCCACGTCGAGCACGAGCATATTGAACCCAGGAACGACGTTCTCCTCGGCTCGGTGCTTGTTCTTGAAGTGATGGTTCGCCCAGTGCATGTCCTGCGCTTGGGTCAGCACATGAAGCTGATCGAAGGGAACAGGTTCCTCCGGGGGAGCATATTCGTAGGCCCAGTTGTCGCTGTACGAGAAGATCATGTCGTTGAGATCGGTCTCTTGCAGGGTTTCCCCCTTGTAGAACTCGATCCCGTCGACGAATGTCTTCTTGATGATGACGTTGTTCTTGTAGCCCCAGGCCGTAGCCAGGGTCATCATCTCGTTTCGCAGAGCGACACCCTTCTTGTAGAAGGGCAGAGCCTCGATCAAGTCCGCCTGAGTGAGGTCTTCACCACAGGTGGCGATGTACTTCGCCAGCTTCACATGGACTTTCTCGCGCTTGAGAATGGTGGTGAAGGCCACCCCAGACTCTTCGACGAGCAAGATCGCCTGTTGCAGATGAAGGAGTTCGATCTCGTTGCACTGATCGATAAAGGCCAAGGCCCCTGCCAGTTTCAGCGCCTTGAAGTACCGATGCGATAGCTCGGCCTTCTGGATCTCGGCATGGTCAGGCATCAACTCGGCTGCCTGTTCGCAGGCAATCTTGTAGCTGACCAGGGCAGTGCCAACTTCCTTTTCGACGACCATCTTCCAGCCGAACATCCCTGGATCGGCGAGCGAATGGAAATGCGCTGCCCATCGCTGGATCGTCTCGTTGTTCTGTGGCTCCGTGAGGCGTTCGTAGATCTCTTCCGGGGACTGCGAATTGAACGCCTTGCGATCCTGCTGCCCGACGCCAAAGAGACAGCGACGAGCGTAGCCAGTCTCGAGGAACGAGTAGAACTGATCCTCGGTGATGCCTCCGTCGAAGAGCTTGGCCGGCGTCCCGAACAGAAGCATGTTTGTGGGCGTCTTGCCGTCGAGCTCCTCGGTGCGCTCATTGTCCGCGGTGACCTTGGTCAGCTTGGCCTTGACCACGCCCTGATCATAGAGCTCCAGAAACAGATTGAGGATGTCGACCGAACCAATGAGGTTCGAACCGATCTCGTCGATCTGGAGATTGATGGAGCCACAGTTCGCCAAGAGCAGCTTGTGACGCAGCTGCTTGACCGCAGGAGGGGTGCCAGAGTCGAAGGTGTAGGCGAAGGCGCCAGTACGCTTGTATTCCTTCTGGACCTTCTCAAACTCCTCCTGGGGATCCGTGTTCTGGCGAACAGCCCGGTCATTGCCGATGACCCAGTGGTTTTGCTCGCTGATCACCGGCATCGTGTCCTCCAGGAAGCGCTTCTTGAAGCCCCTCATGAATTCGTTTTCGACGACGTTGACGCTGTGGCCTTTGCCAAAGCCCGAAGTGGCCAAGGCGAGAGCATAGATATTGACCGGGATGTCGCCCCTGTCCTTGGTGACGATGGTGGCCCGCATCGAGCTGGCCATCTTGCCCAGGAAGTAAGCGACTTCGCACCGGAAGAACCCACGATCCGTGTTCTGCGTCTTGTTGCAGAGCACCTCGACCAATTCTTCAATGGCCGGGTGGTGGGTGACACCAGTGAGGTCGATCATGGGGTGAAGTACCTGTCTTTTTGGGTGCAAATGGCGAATGCCTCGCAGTAGCCGCATCGCTTTGGCTCACCGGGCACGGTTTTGATGATCCCTTGACCACCCTTCGACGTCTTGAAACTCAAGGCATCATTGAGGTTGTCGAAGTTCTTGGTCGAGCGACCAGAGGTCTTCATGGGGTCAGAATAGAATTTGAAGACCGGCTCCGAACGCCACAGCTCTTCGTCTGTGCATTCGGGAAGGTTCGGTTCGGCGACTTCCTTATATTTATCGATGAGGGAAAGCTTGTGGCGAAGCCACTGCTCGGTCTCATCAAGAGATAGAAGAGAGATCTCCTTAAACTCAACCTTCTTTTGTGGGTAATTGGGATTTTGTTTGGCCTGCATCTTCTGCCAGTCGGTGAAGATGAAATTGATGCGGCCATAGTCCTCGGTGATCTTGCGAAGAGGTTGTCCGGCGTCCAGCCAGCGGTACAAACTCATCTGGAGTTTGTAGTCGTCGTCACGGCTTCCCAGGAGCCAGGCATAAGCGCTCGTGCTCTTCTGATCCTGGACAATGCCTTCGGTGACAAAGTCGAACTTGCCGCCGACCGTCCAACCGTCGATCTCTCGAAAGAGCCGTTGTTCCATGTAGATCGGGATGATCTCGTTCGAGGCTCGGACTTCGTCGTCGGTGGGATTGATCCGCACCCGGTCGATCAGATGCTGGGGGTAGCCCAGGAGCTTGAGCGATCTTGCGTAACCATGGACCCAGGCTTTTTCAACCGAGTCGTGGAGAGCATGGCCCATCGAGCGAGCGATGAAGTCTTCGACATCGATCACGTTGTCGCCAACGTCCATGCGCCGGGGCAGCAAGATGTGCCGGAGCGGCTTCATGATCGAAGTCGCCGAGATGTACTTGTTGAACTTGCCGGCTTGAGAGTCGTATTCGTCGTGCAGGAGCCAGACGGCAAGAGCGAGACTGATGTCGGATCGATTGGTAATCACTTGCGTTGTCCTGCGTTGAGCATGAAAAAGGGACCACGGCCCGGTCAAAGGCTGTGATCCCTATGGGTTTCTTGGTTCAGACGTTGAGAGCGTCTTCGCTCTGCAACGCAGCGTCGGCAGACTGCTGATCGAGATCTTTGTTCACCGGTGCGTTGACCGGGGGACGTTCGACCAACACCATGCCTTCGGGGAGCTTGTTGAACTCGGCCTGCGTGAAGACGCCGAGGGGTATTGCCGCCGTGATCACCACGTCGACGACGGTCAGCTTGATCTCGCTGCCGATCTTCTTGTGGAACTGGCCCTGGAGAGCCTGCTGCGCACGAGCAATGTGAGCGACTCCGAGTCGGCCATCGATACTCCGCACGACCGCATTGCAGGCCGCCGAGATCGGTGTCGGCTCTTCGCCGATCGTAAACACGATGTTGCCGGCGATGAGAAAGTAGTGCTCCAACACGTCCGCCGCTGCCGGAGCCTTGTGGTCAGGCTTCGGCTTCAATTTCGATTCACCCATTTAGGTTTTCCTAGTTCGCCAGGGCTTTTTCGATGATCCCTGGCAGTTGAGTTTCAGTGGCGCCATTCGGGATGTGGATCTCCTCAGCCCATGAAGGCCAGAAGATCGAAAGAGCACCACCAAGTTTCACTTCGTCATGCCAGATGTCAGGATGATCCTGCCATTGGACTGCCTTGACCAAGTGTTCATTCACATAGGCGATAGCGCCTATGTCATCTCGAACCAGAGCATAACCGGCATCATGGATCTGAGCGCAGGGGCGAATATCGA